CAGGCTTTAATATTTGTTAAGTCATCATTCTTTTCGTCTTTTAATTCTTTATCATATTTTTCTTCTGACTTCGCAAGAAAATCCTCTATGATCTTCCACCCTGGCATAGTCGTTATTTTTTTTAAACTGTTTGCCCGATTGATAGATAGGTTTAATTCGGCTTTCATATCCATTTTTATACCTCCCCCTTAGCTTCTGACGCCTGCCCCTGTTGTCCGCCAGGCGGAAATACCGAGGAAACTGCACCCCCGCCTGGTGAACGACCAGGCACGGGGATTATGCCTGGTCCTGCTTTCTTGCGGGATTTAGCTATTTTTTCCTTAATCTCCTCCATTTTTTTTGCCTCCCGTTTATTAAATTCCCTTGCTTCCCTTTCTTTCTTTAATGAGGGTATTAGTTTTTCGGGATCTTTAAACATAAATCTATCGGCTATCCTCTTGCATATTTCTCTAATATCAATAATGGCTTCCATAATTGGCTTGCCATCTGCCCCTGATATTTGATTGCCCATTTCATCAAGTTTAGGTGCAAGGGCCTTTAATGCTAAATCAAAGAAGGTGAATAGATTTTGGAGTTCAGTCATCTTCTCCAAAAATCCCGAAACCCCGGTAGGTATAAAGTCAGGGTTGCCCTTCATGTTTATATCTTTAGCGGTGATCTCGGTAAGTTCTAATTCTTTGGCTTTGTCTTTTCCTAATACTCTTGCAGCATTGGCCTTCTTGAAGAATTGTATATTGTGTTTATAAAATATCTCTAAAACTTTCTTAAATGCTGGCTCTAAATTATTCTTGGTTTCATTCTTAATCGGTGCCAGTGCCTGTTCTTGCATTGACATTAAACCTCTAAAGGTACCATGAACATCTTCCTTGCCCCCGGAAGGCATAATCTGCGGAGGCGTGGCGGTCAGTTCTTCTATAATCTTCTCAAACATAATGATAATCTGATATAGGGGTGCCAGGGATGATGCCTGAGCAGTGGTATTAAGTTGGTTAATTGTGCCGATTCTCTTGACGGGGAAAAACTTGCCTGGTCTTGATTTAATTGCCTTAATGTTACCCATATAATCATCGGCAACTATTTCATACATATTATTGGCAATATAATTAACAATTTCGGTTAATTTGTTATATAGATTGGTTATCATGGGACCGAGTGCCTTTAGATCTTCTCCTGTGCCGATCCCTTTATTCTCCCCGGTTAACTTATCCTTCCACACCGGAACGAAGATATTACCACACCAGTAAGGGTATTTTGTCGCTCTTATAACTTTAACCCTGTTTGCCAGGGTGATAATGCTCCAAACATAATCTTCTTCAAAGGGGTTAATATCAACCGTATCGTTCAGTTTCCCTTCTATCAACCTCTGGGGTACTAAACCGTGGTATTCTAATAATTCTACTGAATCTTTAGGTGCAGTTAATGGACTTTGCTTCTGAAACTCCGGGTAAGAAGTATCTTTTAGCTCCTTGATGTTAATATAAATACCTTCTTTTTCCTTCTGTCTCAAATAAGTAGCAGGGACATTATCCTTTTGAAATATCTTCCAGGAAGTCAGTTCTTTATTGAAGGGATCAGAGAGAAATTTTATTACATCAACATTCTCGATATCCGGTCCGTCAAACAAAACTACATCTTTATAAGTACTCTCTCCAACTTTCTGTTTCTCTTCAACCAACTTCCAGGGGACACACAGAACAGCATAGCCATAGGTTTCGTAATTTTTCAGCCAGGGAATTATCTTTCTTTCCACTTCGGCATTATTCAAGTCATAGACTAATTTAAGCCTTAAAAGTTCGGCATTCTCATCATCTGATTCCTCTCCTGGCTCTAGATCAAATGACTCGGCACCACGCGAAAGAAGCATCTCGGCAAAATGAGCTACTTTATTCCGGACAATTTTTTTAAGTAGTGGCACATTTATATTAGCTTTAGTGGTCTTCTCTTCAACAGTATAAGTACCGGTATAGTTATTTTTGATGGTCTGAAACTCATCCTGAATAGGCTGCCAGTAAGTTTTAGCTGTCTCATAGTGATCCAATACATAATCACGTAAGAGATCTTCCTTAGTGTTTATGACCTTCTTTTCTTTGGCGTCCATTTTTTTGATTGTTTTTGACATATATTACCATCCGTTTTTTCCTCTTATATTTAATTTTATTTCATATCCCCGTATGAGATTCCCACGATAGTATAATGTTTTTTTAAAAAAATAATTGCGTGAATTTGGTAATTCTAATATCATCATTTCCTTTGTAATAAATTTAGCCCAATCACCGTATCTTTTAACGATAGAACCAAATATCTTAATCTCCAATTTAATACAATTACGAATATCATCATCTATTAGTCTGGCTTGCTTTTTTATTAATGGAACAACTTTTATTCTGTAAAAATTTTCTATAAAGTCAACGGCTTTATAATTTTCCATGTCATTAATGTTTAATATAATTTTCCTCATATTTTCCCGTTTTTAATAACTCTATTTCTTTTTCGCCTATGCTTGATTTAATATAGTTACTGGCTCAAAACAATCAGCACATAAATAAACAGCACAAGCTATTGCATCATGAACCCAGTAATTACCCTTGCCACCATTTTCCCTTAAATCACAAATATATCCCTTTAACTTACGTCCTTCAAACCCGACAAACATAATCCTTGCTCTTCCACCGCATTTATAACATTTAGTTACTTCGGGAAATGGCTCTTACATCTTCAAAATATTCTTTATTTTCACTACTCACTACTACGGTTGCGCAAGTATCCTTATCTAACCCAAGTATATATTCGTAGTTATCACACGCATAATGAGTATCCGAACCGTCTATATTCTCAAATATAGTTCCCTTTGGTATAATGATGTCTTTTTTAGATATTATTTTTTTATTTTTCATCTTATCCCCCTGTATATTTATTAGCATTGGCCAAGGCCTCTGCATCCTGCTCGGCTTCCCATTGCGCCCATTTACCTTTAACTGAATGGGTTGCTTCCATTACTACGGTTGCCAAATAACGGAAGGCCGCCCCGGCGTGGGTATGAATATTCTGGTCTTCCCAATCACTATAGGCCTGCTGTTGCTCATTCCATTTTCTTCCCCATTGCTCAAGATGAGTGAGTAGTAATCTAACCCCTTTGCTCTGATTATTAAAAAAGCACCTGCTCGTAATGGCTAAAGCATTATCAATACTGCTATCAAAATTTATTCTATCTACAATATCAAACGTTATACCAACTTTCTCGGCCTTCTCCAACCGTGATAAAGCTCGTTTTTCTTTGCTATTATCAGGACCCATCTCTCTTGCTTTTATATCATGCGGTGCCCAGTGTTTCTGGTATAGATAGCCTTTATCTTCCAGGATCTGTGCATAATAGGCAAAGCTAAATCCTGAGGCCTCATGATAATCAATGATATGGACTTCATTCCCGATTAATTGATAAAAGATAATCGCCATGAAGTTTGCTACGCCTAAATCCCATACCGTGTAAACCGGAACGGATTCATCATATCTAAAGCTCCCTATCCGGTTATCATTCTCGGCAATCTGTAACTGCTTCCCGATATAAGTTCCTTCGATCCCTTGAGTAAATGAGCAGTAATATTCTTGATTGATATAATCATCAGTTCTACCTTTGTTTCGTTCCTTTTGTATATCTGCTTCTGTTACCAACCTATTATTATTATGGTCAAAAGTATCATCTACGGTTGCGGTTATCGCATAACAATCGGGATTGTTCTTTGCCATATAATAACCAGCTTTAAAATGATTATTCCCATTAGGAGTGGAATTATAAACCGTCCAACCATTTGTTTTTAGTATCATTGGAGCTACAACTTCTGCTCCTCGTGGGTCTTGCCGGGCATGTTCCGAATGAACTGCTCCATTGGCTGGTTTCCCTCTAAGTGCTTCATATTGTCCATTATTAGTGCCGAATATCTGTATTTGTGAAGTCCCGCCTTCGGCTTTTAAGATTAATTTCATATCTTGATTATCTTTTTTAAGTATCGATTCTTGTGGAACGTAATAATCTAAAATATCCCGTCCCTTTTCATCCTTACCTTCCCATATTGCATCCCTGCCCTGTTTTAGGGACGGCCAGGTATAAGGATATGTTCCTGGTCTTTTAAGGGCCGAAGGGATAAGAAATCTACAGAAACAAAGCAAATCTTTTCCGCCTCGCCGGTGTATGTTCATCCATATTTCTAAATTTCTAAAGAACGCTTCTACAATAGGATTTTCCCATTTATATTCCCTATAATGGTAAGGAAGAATTATATTACTCATTTTTCTTTTTATCTTCGTCGGGGTCGAGAGCAGGAAAATATTCTTGATAAGTAATCGGTCCTCCACCTGGACCAGTAAGCTCGTTCTTGGTGGCAGGATATTTCCCTTTTAACTTATATGCTGTGTCTAAATATTTGTGCCTGACTGCAAAATCATCTACATCAACATATTCAACATTCTTTGAAGTAGCATCGGGTAGGTCGCCACTGCCTGGTTCACCTCGTTTAGGTGGAATAGGTATAACAGATATAGTCTTGGTTGCATTAAGCCCTTCGTCTAATTTCTCTTGCAGGTAGGCGTCAGTCATTCCCATCATATCCATCAGCTCATCATTTGAAATCTCGACTTTTCTCAACATACGATAACCTAAATCGGCGGCTGATTCTCTTGAACATTCAGGGTGTAAATTTAAATATGCTTTCGTAGCATTGCCATAATTATCAATATATGCTTTTATAAACTTGCGTTCATTAATTGTCCGTTTTATACTCATATAAAAATGCTCTCCACTCCATTCATCATTTCCTTTAATTTCTTTATGGCTCTGTCCTTTATTCTAAAAACTGTAGTGCTTGGCAAGTTAATCTTTTCTTCTATCTCTCGTATCGAATAGCCTTGATTACACAATAGAATAATTTCTCTTTCGGTAGGTATTAATTTTTGTAGGCTTGCTTGTAGGTCGAGATTGAAGATAACTTTATCCTCATTATAGATATTGTTATCTTCCCAAAATGGCTTATCTCTTTCTGGTGGGTCTATACCGTAGGTTTCTATTCTACCTTCATACATACCTGTCCCCCTTTTTACAATTACAACTCCTACAGGCAGGAACAATATTATCTTTATTATTATCCCCACCCTTACTCAATGGTATCTTATGATCTCGTGTCGTATCAAAAGAATTGATTAATTTCTTCCCACAATAAACACATCTATAATCATGTTTTTCTAATATTTCTAACCACTCATCAGCAGTTAGAGTATTGATTACTTCTTTAAGGTTTGCTCGTCTTTTGGCTTCTCCCCTCTGAGAAAGAGCCTTACCTTTTGGGGTTTGGTGATATTTTTTTATATGCTCTAAAACTCGTTCTTTGTTTTCCTTATTCCATTTATTTGAACATTCTTTCATCTTATCTTTATGTTTTAAATAATTATCTTGATTATTCCATTTAAGTTGTTCTAAAAAATCATCATAGTATTGCTCATGCTCTGCCATTTGTAACTTTTTAGCAAACTCTTTTAAATATTCTATTTCATTAACCATTTACACTCTCCTATTAATAGTATACAAAAAAACTTGTCAAGTGTTCCAAAAGAGATGTAAATAATTACCTCCCCTCTAAAATCTTTATAACTTCATCAACACTTCGCACCAAATAATATACCCCGCCAAGCTTCTCAAAATCGGCTTGCCACTTAATCTGGTCTGCTGATTGTTTACCCGTTTCTGATTTAGCTTCAATAGCGATTGACCTTAAAATATGAATCCCTACCACGTGAACACCATCTGTTGTTATATATGGCAACCATACCAGAAAATCAGGACTACCTTTATCACCAAACTTTATATACCTCCTTTTATTTTTACCATCTATAACTGGCATAGCCCCTGAATTGTTTCGGATAAACATTAGCTTGCCTCGATTCCTTTGATATTGTAGATAGTCGTTAATGGCTCTGATTATATTAGCTTCGCTTATCTTTGGTTTATTCTTTGCCTTCTGAATAATCTTGTTTCGCCTCCTTCAAGTATTTTTGCTCTAATTTATCCATAAGTTCTTTGGTATTACCATGAGAGTGATAGTGAAATTCTTTTCCTTTATCATTTGTGTATATGTAATACGGTTTTTGTATTATTTTTAGTTCTTCCTCCCACATCTGCCGATACTTCTCGCCTTGCTGGAGTAGTTCAATAACATCATCTACAAACTTATTATTATTTGTATATTCATCACCTCTATACTTTTTACTATTTAAAAACAATATCGCTTCTTTAGTTTCCATCGCTTTTCACCTCCTCGTTTTCATCTACAAATAGTTCACTGATAATTTCACGTCTCTCTAATGCTTTTATCTCCCGCTCAAGCAGTATCGCCTCGTCATCATCTACACAATTGTTGAGCAGGGCTTCGAGTTCATATCTTCTATTTAGCTGACCTATGGTTAACATCTATGTTATCGCCTCCCACTTTTCGCCAGTCCAGTATTTTTTATACTTAATCTCCATAACTGCATTTATAACTAATTCCTGAATTGAATTAAACTTATACTTTTTCATTATCATAATTGATAAGAATACCCTGCTTATTTGTGCTTTATATTTTCCTACCATATCAAATAACTGTTCAAGTGTGGGCAACCAGATTAAATCTTGGAATGTCCAATATCTGCTTATTTCACTGCATATATATACCTTCAACCCTTGCCCAAAATTATAAGCTACAAAATCTTTATTACTAAACTGATTTTTGCCCTTTTTTAATTTCTGTATCTCCTCTGCCTGCTCACACATCTTAATATAATTATCAGTTATCATTTATTTTTCCTCCTCCTATCCTATTATCGGTAGACTTAATATATTATCTACCAGCTTTTGATCCGCCGTACTATGCTCAAACTTAACATATACAATCCTCTCATCATTTATTCTGGTATTCTCTTTCATCTTAGCCAATAATGCTTTACTAAATTCCCGCTTATAATGCTCCCTTACCGCCACCCTTTCCTCTTTTCTCCGCCTCGCGCCTTTATATTTATGAATAGAAACACCCCACTTGACTAGCCGTAAATATATAATAGACCTCGACACGCCATATAGTTCAGCTATTTCCGATATTTGCATATCTTGTTTATACTTTTCTATTATGTTTTCACGGTTGTCGTCGATAAATTCGGCTATTAAGAATTTGTTTTTAGTCACTTAACTATTCCTCCTCTTCGAATATTATAATTTTTCCTTTTAGGATGTGGATATCGTGTTTCTCAATCATTTTTTTTAAATCGTATTCTAAAAATTCTTCACTGATAATATCTTGTCCTTCAATATTAATTAAAGAGTATTGATAACTTTCGAGATTTCCTCCACTACCAGAGAATAGAGCCTTTGATAATATTGCGTATACAGTATTGTTAAAATATTGATAACTACAGAAGCACGGAAATTTTATCTCGTCCAGGTTCTCGCCGTTGACCCAGTTGCCTTTAGGTTTCTTATTCTCTTCTAATTTCTGATATTCACACATTTGAGGGCATGTACAATATTGGGTATATAGTTTTGGTTCTTTCTCCTTCTTCACCTTCACTACCTTTAACGAAAAGTATTCTTTATTCACTTTTTTCACCTCCTTTGGTTTATTTTTTATAACACTCTCCCACGCCTCATCAATATCTTTTAGTGTAATCTTGTCAGTCATTAGTTTCCTCCTCCTTTTCTCCTCTCTAATTTTAATTCCTCTTTTAAATTCGCTATTTTGCACTTATCAGAACAAAACAACTGGCCGGCTGTTACATTACTTATCTCAATCTCAAATCGTTTGCCGCAGTGCCAACAATAGACGGGGATCTCGGTTGTTTTCATGTTACCCTCCTTTTTTTCTTAATTTCTAAAATATACTGTTTTAAATCATCTACTAATCTTAATGCACTTTCAAAATCGCCTTCCCTTAAAAACTCTTTCATATCTCCCGTAAATCCATGTATGTTTTCTTCTTCTTTTCCACTTAGTTTATTAGCCATTATTATTTTCCTCCTTTGGTTTATTTAATTATATTTGTAATGCAGGCTGAAACGGTTTAGTTAATTTACACCCCTTTTTTA